CGTCAATATGTATTGGCAGCAGATGATTCTTTTACAACAAATCCAGCTTTCTCACCAGTTTCATACGTCCGCGATGTTGCAACAAACACAAATGCAAATCGTCCGGTCATCGAAGCTTGCGGTGGATCACGTCCACTTAGCACTTATGGAATGACAGTATCAATTCCTAAAATCACTGCTAACTCAACAGCTGCAACAGTTGCAGAAGGTGGAGACCCAACAGGTACAACCGCGATTACCTCATCTTATGTGAACGCAACTGTAATCAAAAAAATGGGATTCCAACGCTACAGCGTGGAATTACTCGACAGGTCTGATCCAAGCTTCTATGAAATCATGTTGTCAAATCTCCGCGACGCTTATGCTCAAGCGACTGATCAGTATGTAATTGCACAAATTACTGCTGGTGGTACACAGGCAACAGCAACAGCAGCAGATTCAGCTGGCTTGATTTCATTCGTATCAACAGAGTCACCAGCTGTTTACAATGCAACAAAGCGCACAGCAACAGCATTTGTTTCAGGTACTTCTATCTGGAGCACATTACTTGGCGCAACAGATACAACTGGTCGCCCAATTTACAATGCACAGCCAACAACAATGAACGCTGGCGGAACTGCAAATCCAACAGCGATTCGCGGCAACGTACTTGGACTTGATTACTATGTTGATCCAAACATGGTTGCAACATCAATCGATGAGTCAGCATTTATCATCGAACCACGTTCAATCGAAATTTTTGAATCTCCAGCTCTAACATTGGCTACAAATGTGCCAACAACAGGCGAGATTGAAATTTCACTTTATGGTTATATTGCAGCGCAAGCCGTCTTTGCAGGTGGCCTACGCCGTTTCAACCTAACTTAATAGTTAGAAACTAAGTCACTCAGGGGGGCTGCCGGAGCCCTTGCAGTCCCTCTGAGTCTTTAGAAAGGATAACAATGTCACTCACTACAGTTGCAGAACTTCGCACAGCTCTCGGCGTAGGAACTCTCTACACCGATGCAGTTTTGCAATCCGTCTGCGATGCTGCTGATGATGTTTTGTTGCCTTTTCTATGGACTAACACGACTCCAGCAATAGCACACAGCAATATTGGGACAGTAGGAACTCTTTACTTTAATAATTACGTTCAAGATGTTTTTTATGTAGGTCAGTCAGTAGTTATTACAAAGTCTGGCACCAAATTTAATGGCACCAAGACAATCACCGGAGTTGGTGTAAAAAGCATTACTGTGACGACAACTCATACAAGCGACAATGCTTATCACCCAATCAATCCTTATGGTCAGGTCGCAGCAGATACTTATGTGGATTACACAACTATCCCAGCTATTCAAGAGGCAAGCCTTATGGTCTGCGTATCAATCTGGACTGCCCGTCAGACTAACTCAGGCAACGGCATGAACCCAGATGGCTCAATGGGTAATCTTTACTCAATGTCCTCGCAGCTTATTGCTCGCGTTCGTGGTTTACTTGCTCCATATCTTGACCCTCGTTCTATGGTGGGCTAATGCCAGCAATAACCACACTACGATCTAGCATTGCGTCAGCTCTTACAGATAACACCAAATACAGCGTGTTTTCCTTTCCACCGGCTACGCCTATTGCTAACTCAGTAATAGTCACTCCTGCTGATCCATACATTACGCCTAATAACAACACCTATTCAACTATTAGCCCAATGGCTAACTTTAAGATTTCTATCCTTGTCCCATTGCTTGACAATGAGGGCAACCTTGCTGGTATCGAGACCGACATAGTTAGAGTCTTTCAGCTGCTTGCAGCGTCCAGCATTGTTTTCAATGTAGGAAGCATCAGCGCACCAAGCGTTCTGAGTATCGCTTCTGGAGATTTACTTACTTGCGACATTGCAATAAGTACCCTAACGGAATGGAGCTAATCGATGGACGATTGGACAAAGGAGCAAGCCGACTTTCTAATCAAGATTGGTCAGCTTCCACCAGCACAAGCACCAAAACCAACAACTAAGAAAGACGAGGAATAACCTAAATGGCAGTATTCATGAGCAACTTGGTAGGCGTAAAGGTTAACACCGTCGATCTATCAGACCACGTCACATCTGTAACACTCAATCGTTCATTCGATGAACTTGAAGTAACAGCAATGGGCGATTCAGGACACAAGTTCGTAAAGGGACTTGAAGCATCATCAATAACAATCGACTTCTTGAACGACACAGCATCAGCTTCAGTTCTTGCGACACTTCAGGCTGCTTGGGGAACTAATGTCACAGTAGTTCTTCTTCAGTCAAAGGGAACAGCAGTATCAGCGACTAACCCTCTCTACACAGCTACATGCCTTATCAACAACACAACAGACATCAACGGCGCAGTCGGTGACCTGTCAACACAGAGCATCACATTCAACGTTTCTGGTACTGTTGCAGTTGCCACAACCGGCACATTCTAAACAAAAACTAAGGGGCTAAAAAATGGCAAAGCTAAAGGTAACAAGGGCTGATAACTCAGTAACAGAGTACGAAATTACTCCACTGATTGAGTACGCCTTCGAGCAATACGCCAAGAAAGGCTTTCACAAAGCGTTGATAGAAGATCAGAAGCAATCTGATGTCTATTGGCTCTGCTGGGAAGCAATCCGTCGTTCAGGTGAAACGGTTAAACCCTTTGGGGAACAGTTCTTAGAGACACTCAAGTCAGTTGAGGTCTTAGAGTCTGACCCTTTAGAGTAGATCGGAACTCCCTCACCTATCTCGCAGCTCGCTTGAGTTACGAGTATGGAGTTCCGTTTCAAACTATTGTCGAACTTCCGACAATGGCGTTCAAAGCACATATTGAAGTGCTCAAGGATTTAGCAAAGGAGCGAAGCGATGCCAGTAGAAATGCAAGGCGCGGTCGGTCTTCGTAAAGCTCTTAAAGAATATGCGCCTGAACTAGCCAAGGAAACACAAAAGGAAATTGCAGGACACTTACGCAAGGTTGTTAATCGTGCCCGTGGTTTCGTTCCTTCTGATGCGCCTTTAAGCGGCTGGGGTAACGATGCCGGAGATTGGGCTTATAGAGCCTTTGATTCAGGCACAGTCAAAAAGGGCATAGGATTTTCAACAACTCCAACCAAGCCAAACAAGCGAGGCTTTAGAAGTCTTGCAACAATCTTTAACAAGTCTGCTGCTGGAGCTATTTACGAAACAGCCGGACGTAAGAATCCTTCAGGATTGCCACCTGCACAACGCGTGAAGAAGTATCGCGGTGGTCAGTTTATTACTGAATGGCAAGGCGGTAAAGAAGTTAACAAATCTGCTAACCCTAATGCTGGTCGCCAGTTTATTGATTCATTGCCACCTCTTGTTGATTCACAGCAGAGCAATAGCCCGGGGCGTAGAAGTCGCAAAACTAAAGGTCGCCTTATGTTTAGGGCATGGGCTCAAGATCAAGGCAGAACAACCGCGGCGGTAATAAAGGCTATTCAAGCCGCAAACCAAACAGTTGTTGTAAAGACAAACGCACTTGGTGGAAAAACTTTTAGCGCAAGGGATAAAAAGTAATGGCAGGTATGACTGATCTAGCAATCCGCATTGCCACCACCCTTGACTCAACAGGTATCAACAAAGCAGACAAAGCTCTTGGCAAACTCCAGCGTTCAGTTAGGGGAGTCAGCGCAGCCATTGGTGCAGTAGCAATTGCTGCCTTTGCTAAAAAATCTTTAAAGGCTTTCGTAGATGATGAACTTGCTGCAACTCGTCTTAGCATGGCAGTTAAAAATTTAGGATTAGAGTTCGCTAATCCTTACATAACTACCTACATATCCAATCTTGAAAAGACTAGCCAAGTGGCAGACGATATGCTTCGTCCATCATTCCAGCGTCTATTGCAGCAAACTGGAAGCCTTGCCAAGTCTCAATCTATTCTTAACACAGCTATAGAAGTTTCCCGAGGCTCAGGTTTAGATTTAAGTTCTGTCTCTGAGGATTTAGCAAAAGCATACTATGGGCAGACACGATCACTAAAGAAGTACTCTCTTGGACTTACTGAGGCAGAGTTAAAGGCTAAATCATTTAGCGAAATTCAAGACATTCTTAACAAGAAGTTTGCCGGTTCTAATGCAGCCTACTTAGATACATACGCTGGACAGATAAGCATTTTGTCTCTTGCGTGGAACAACTTACAAGAAAACGCTGGCAAGGCTTTGTTTACCCTTGCAGGGGCTAGTGGAGACCAGTCCTCGGGTGCTCGCAGACTTGGCGGCATTATGGACGCTTTCGGCGTGGGCTTAAATGAAGCAGCAAAATTACTTAACAATGCGGCTATGGCTTTTGGTCAAGCCTATTTCGGCGTTGGCACTCCTCAGCCGGAAGCTGTACGAGCCGCAATACCAGGGCAAGAACTATTTCGTAAGTCGATGGCTAACGATGCCAAACTCAAGGCGATTGAACAACGACAAGCAAAACTTTACAAAGAACAATTAGCAGCAACCAAGAAGCTGACAGATCAACAAAAGAAGCAAGCCGCGCTCAAAAAGGCTGGCTCTATCTTTGACTTAGAGCAGGTAGGACTCATCGCTGCGCTTAAGGGTAAGTTGTCAGATGAAGATCGTAAACGCGTTGAACTCCAGTTTGCTTTGATTACTGGCAATGTGGCAGAGGCAACTAAACTTAGTTTTGAGATTGCTAAGGCTCAAGGATTGAGCAAAGCCTTAGCTGCTGACCTTGCAAGCATTCCTAATGCTAAGAATCCTTTTGAAGCATGGTCAACTTATCTTGACATGCTGGCAAAGAAAGCCGCGCTAGTGGCAAGTGTTGGAGGTTCACCAGCCATGGGTACGAACTTTATTAATCAAGTCATACAGCAATCAGGAGCAAGCGTTCCAGCTAGTAACGTTATTCCAATGCCAAAGTCATCTTCAATAGGCTCAGATTTTATGAATAGCGTTATACAGCAATCAGCATCAAATAAACCGATGCAAGTCGTTGTTCAAATCGATGGCAAAGCAGTTGCATCATCATTACAGAATTCTTCCCTTTCAGGTATTGGATCATTCGTTGACCGAGTAAGCGGCGGTTAACAATGGCTCTGCCAGCAACTATTTCTGTATCCTTCGACTTCTCATCGGGTGCGACATTCGGCTATCCCTTTACAATTGGATCAGCAGCATACGGAGTTTTAGGTACTGGCACTCTTGGCAGCGATACAGTCCCATTGCCAATTATTGACCTCACTCCGCAAGTTCGAAACATCACCATTGACCATGGGCGCAACGTACAGTCAGATACCTATGAGGCTGGTACAGCAGTCATTAGAATCATTGACCCTACTTCTCAATGGAATCCACAAAATACCAGTTCTGAGTTCTACCCTTACCTTGTACCGCTTCGCAAGATTCGCGTATCAGCTACAACAGCTACAGCGCAGGAAGTCTTATTTTCAGGCTACACAACAGAGTATCGATACTTCTATGACCAAGCCGAGCAGATGGCTTATGTCGATATTTACGCGGCAGATGCTTTTAGATTGCTAAACCTTGCTCAAGTCAGCACAGTTGCTGATTCAGGTGCAGGACAATCAACAGGCACACGCATTGGCAAGATTCTTGATGAGGTTGATTTTCCTAACAGCATGAGAACCATCAGCACAGGGCAGTCACTTTGTCAGGCTGACCCAGCCACACTTAGAACATCCCTAGCAGCAATCAAGAATGTTGAATTCTCGGAGCAAGGTGCTTTCTATATTGACGGCTCGGGCACAGCAATATTTAAGAGCCGCAATGAGGTTGCCTCATCTATCTCTGGCACTCCTATCGAGTTTAATCAGACCGGCGGTATCCCTTATCGCAATGTCGTCTTCGCATTCGATGACAAGCTCATTATCAACACAGCCAGTATTCAGCGCATAGGTGGTACAGCGCAAGTTTATCAAAACGCAGACAGCGTAACCAGATACTTCCCTCATCAATACAGCGCACAGGACTTGGTTATTGATACTGATACCAATGCTCTCAACATTGCTGCAACTTATGTCAGTACAAGAGCCGAAACGGTTATCAGAATCGATGCCATGACCGTTGATCTGTTAGATACGGCAGTTCCGACTGACACAATGATTGGCTTGGATTATTTCAGCAATGTTAGAATATCCAATATCCAGCCTGACGGAAGCACAATAGTCAAGACCTTGCAGGTGCAGGGGCTTAGGTGGGAAATCAGTCCAAACGCAATGCAAGTAACAGTTACAACACTTGAACCCATAGTCGATGGGTTCATCATCGGAAGCGCAGAACGCGGTATAATTGGCGTGTCTGCAATGACTTACTAAAGGAGAACTACCATCGCTACAGGATTCCCGAGCACGACCGGAGACATTTTAACGGCTGCCATGTTCAATGGTCTAGTGACCTTCACAGTCGATGCTGACCAAACAGGTACAAGCTACACAGCAGTCTTGGATGACGCTTATCAGGTTTTAGTACCTATGAACCGAGCAACAGCCATTGACTTTAAGATTCCTACTAACGCCACAACAGCCTTCCCAGTAGGTACTGCAATCACAGTTCTTAACAAGGGCGCAGGAACATGCACGATCAGCGCGGTCACATCCGGCACAACAACAGTTCTTTCAGCTGGAGCCACAGCAGCTTCTCCAACCTTGGCTCAGTACAAGACAGCAGTTTGCATTAAGACAGCAACAGACACTTGGTACGTCGTAGGAGCCATTGCATAATGATTGGTGCAATCACAAGTGGGCTCTTTGGACTGCCTAAGCCACCCGGACCGGCAGCAACTGGTGGAGACGAAACCGTAACAGTTGGTGGTTACACCTATAAACTTTTTACTAACTCAGGCACTCTAACTGTAACTAATGGTGGAACTTTTGAGATTCTAGTTGTAGGAGCTGGCGGCGGTGCTGGATACGACTTGGGTGGAGCCGGTGGCGCTGGCGCTATTGAAGGATCAGGTTTTTTTCAATCTCAAACATTAACAACAACTGGATACACAGTAACCGTTGGCGCTTTAGGCGCAGGTTCGACATCAAGCGGAGTACGCGGTTCTAATGGTGGCAACAGCTCGTTTGCTGGCACTTCTACAATTACAGCTTTAGGTGGCGGTGGCGGTGGTTCACAAGGTGGACTAAACGGCGCAACAGGCGGCTCAGGCGGCGGTGGTCGTTCTGACACAAATGGTGCAGCAGGTTCAGGTAATAACACAAACAGCGGCGGTAATGGAAGTTATGGCAACGCTGCCGGTGGCGGTGGCGGTGCTACAGCAGCAGGTTTAGCAGGTTCAGGCAGCGTAGGCGGTAATGGTGGACAAGGTAAAAGTTTATCTAGCATTGACAGTAATCTGACAAGTTCCAATTTTAGTTTATTTAGCGGAATGACAGTTATCAGCTCCGGCGGTGGCGGCGGTCAGTTTAGATCAACAGGCGGCACAGCCGGTACAGGTGGCGGTAACGGTTCAACTGCTGACTTTACAAAGGGCGGCAACGCAACATCATTCGGTTCAGCCGGTGGCGGTGGCGGTGGCTATGGCGCACCTGGTGGAGATGGCTTCAAAGGTTTAGTCGTTGTGAGGTACGCATAATGTCTAAGAACATGGCAGTTCTAAATAATGATGGAATTGTAGAAAACATAATTTCTTGCGCTGATGATATGGAAGAAAATTCCACACTCATTACATATTCAAATGCTAATCCTGCCTATATTGGCGGCGATTATGTGAATGGTTACTTCTATTCACCTCAGCCTTATTCTTCATGGACGAGAAATAAAGGCACTTGGATTGCTCCTGTGCCATATCCAACCGACGGCAATTACTATATATGGGATGAAGAAACTGGTAGCTGGATTGAAACCGATACTCAGTAAAGCCGGTCAACAGTTAAGGTTGCAAATCGATGATAGTTACCCAAGTCGAGATAGAACCTCGGATGGATGGATTGGCGATACTCGTCATTCAGCACGTCCTTCTGACCACAATCCTGATGCAAAGGGTATCGTGCGAGCCATTGATATTGACAGGGATTTGGCTGGAAAGAAAAAGCCTGACCTCATGCCTGACCTTGCGGATCAGATACGACTCTTTGCAAAGTCTGACAAGCGCATTGCTTACATCATATTCGCAGGAAAGATTGCTTCCCCTCGCATGGGGTGGCGCTGGCGTAAGTATTCTGGAATCAATCCGCATGACCATCATTGCCATATCTCTTTCACTAAGAAGGGCGATGCAGATGGCTCGTTCTTTAATATCCCAATGATAGGCGGCACACAATGAACATGAAGAACCCAGCAATACTTACAGCAGGTGCTTTCCTAGCTGCTTGGGGTGCATCTAACTTTGCACTCGATTATCGCTCTGTTCTATGGGCAGTCTTGGCTGGCGTATTTGGATACGCAACACCTAAACGATGACACAGGAAAACTTCTTTACTCTTTACTTTGCTAGTCTTGCAATCATTGGCGGCTTGGCTGGGTATGTCATTACTCATCTGCTGTCAGAGATTAAGCGACTCAACTCGCGTGTCGATGAGATTTACAACATACTCCTAGATAGATAATAAAGTCATGGCTAAGAAGAAGGTCATAGACCTAGACACTTACAACGCTTTAGATCAATGGGCTATATCTCTTAATGAAATGTACAAGGCTTTGCGTAGAAGCGGCTTTGCTGTTGATTTATGTCTAGCCATCATTACAGACCGAGATGCTTACCCTGATTGGATTCTGCCTAACCTACCCAATCGCATTGACAACATACCCTACGAGGATGATGACGAGGACTAATGACAGTCAAACGAATAGCCTGGGTCTCAGATATCCAAGCGCCGTTTTTTCATGAAGCAGCAGTCAAGAATTTAGGAAAGTTTTTAAGAGCTTACAAACCCCATCAAACAATCTGTATTGGTGACGAGATTGACCTTCCCCAGCTTGGTGGCTTTGCCCAACCATGGCAAGAGGTAGAAGGCAATATTGACGAAGATCGCAAACTAACCCTGGACATCCTCGAATATCTTGGGGTGACTGACGTCGTTGGTTCCAACCACGGCGCTCGCGTCTATAAGTCTCTATCGAAGAGACTGCCAGCATTTATGAATCTTCCAGAGCTTCGTTATGACAAATTTATGGGCTACGATAAAGCCGGAATTAAGTACCATCCCAACGGCTTTGACTTTGCTCCTGGTTGGCATACCTGCCACGGAGATGCTTTCCCACTATCAAACAAACCAGGTCAAACCGCTTTGAACGGAGCCTTACGCCTGGGCAAATCAATCGTGTCGGGGCATACCCACAGACTGGGGCTATCTGCCCATTCTGAAGCCTCTGGCGGGCGCTACGGGCGCATTCTATGGGGAGTCGAGGTTGGCAACCTAGTGGACCTCTCAAGCCCTGGAATGGGCTATACACGCGGTTATGCGAACTGGCAAATGGGATTTGTTGTAGGCGCACTACACGGCAAGCGATTCACTCCTGAGCTTATCCCTATTGACCCTAAGGACGGTTCATTTATTTACCAGGGCAAGCGCTATGGATGACCTTTACATGGACATCAAGCGCACCATTGACGACCAGGTTGACGCTACAGAATTGTTACCATTTCGTTATCAAAATGTGCTAGTTGAGGTAGAACTGCCGTTATAGACTGAGCCCAACAACAACAGAAAGGGCTCAAATGATTACTAATCATGATCATATAGTTATATTCTCAATGCTGCTTGGTTCACTTCCAGGATTTTTGATTGGATATGCCAAGGGTCACGAACACGGCAAGATTGCAGGGCGCATTGCGCTACGCCGCGAACAAAAGCAACTGGTTAGCCGATGAACGCCCGTGATTACCTCAACGAAGCGCGAGCTATTATCCAAGACCGAGGACTTGATTACGGTCACCCATCGGACAATATGCAGCGCACCGCCTCATTGTGGAGCGCATACCTCGAAATGCCAGTTAACGATTATCAAGTGGCGATGTGTTTGGCATTGGTCAAAATCGCAAGAAGCATGGAAACTGCAAAGTCAGACAATTACATCGATGGCGCAGCGTACTTTGCAATAGCCGGTCAATTACACACAGAGGAGAACGACCTATATGTTTAATTTATCTGAGTATCAGACTTGTGCAGAACGCCTTGAACTATTTTGGAAGGATAATCCGGATGGCAGAATTGACACAAAACTTATTGAAGCGAGTCAAACGCGCTTTATCGTACAGGCGTTTATCTATCGAACTGAAGCTGATCAATACCCTTGGGCTGCTGGGCTCGCAGAGGAGACGGTTCAGGGTCGTGGAGTCAATGCTACTAGCGCTCTTGAAAACTGTGAGACCTCAGCGCTCGCAAGAGCTTTAGCAAACGCAGGTTATAGCCCGAAGGGCGACCCATCGAAGCGCGCAAGTCGTGAAGAGATGAGCAAAGTAGCCGCCAAGGTTGCTGTTGTAGAGCAGGTTCAACAAGTAAAAGCAAAGATGGCAGATACCTCAAAGGAATATGTGCCAGTAGAGAAAGCGAGTGATCCGTGGACAG